ATATTGTGTTTAGAGTTGACAAACAGACAGATGTGACTGGACAATGGGGAGTTAAATCTGTGGGGTTGATAAGCCGCGTGTTGCAGGTGGTGATGTCATTTTTGGAAAATCACAACTGGGATTATGTTGTGTTCAGTGGTCAACACGGCAGTCGCAACAAATTGTATGCTGCCATGAGTGAAAAACTTGCACAACAATTTCACTTGAAAATTGCCACCAGCTTTGATGATTTTGTTGTTTACAAACCCTATGAATCCTTGGATGAATCTTTTGACTGGAAACTACCCAAAAATGCATGGCAAGTGCTGGCACGAGGCGACAATTACATAACCCTGGATTTCACAATAGGAGGCAGTGATTATGAAATTGACATAATGACTATCCCCAAAGCTCCAGGCATATATGATGTAGTGTTTGCTAGCATGGACGCAGATGATCCCACTGGCATAACTGGCAGCGGACAACCATTCAAGGTGTTCAGTGCTGTGAAACAAATGATAGATCATGCACGATCACAACAGACAGCTCAACCCATACGAGGCCTTTTTTTCACTGCCAAGGGTGCAAGCAGACAAAAATTGTATGCAGCCCTGGCGCCCAAGCTGGCCCAGGCTTATGGATGGAAATACACCACAGATCCCCAGAAGATGCCCTATGAACCCAATCCCAAATTTGAAAAAGGATGGTTGATTTGGGATCCCAAATATTTGGATGAAACAGCTGGTGTAGGATTGGTGGTGCCAGGTGTGAACATGCCTGCAGGCATGCACAAAAATGAAATACAACGTCAAGCCAAAAAATTTGGCTTCAGAGTGTCTCCAACTGGTGTACCACCTCTAATACGTGCATCTTGATGACTATAAATTGATTTCCTGCAAAAGATTGTTCAATATTACTGAATGTCCAATGCGCAACAAGAATGGCTAACACATCTGAGCAACAATCAATACATCCCAGAGGATCATCAAACCTACCTATCAGGTTTGCGTGAACAGGGATATCAACCTGGCATAATTTGGGACGTAGGATCAAGTGTTCTGCACTGGTATCATCTGGCACACACCATCTGGCCTCAAGCTAAAATTTATTGTTTTGATGGCAATAGAACCTGTGAATTCCTCTACCAACAAGAGGGTGTCAACTATCATTTGGGAGTGCTCAGCAACAGCGACAGACGCACAGTTAGATTCTGGCAAAATAGCATGCACCCTGGTGGCAGCAGTTATTATAGAGAGAATCCTGAACGATCACTGCAAAGTGAACAACTGTATACATTAGATCAATCTCTGTTGGTAAGTTGTAAAACACTGAAAACCATTGCCCATGAAAAACAATGGCCTACACCCAGCCTGCTCAAAATAGACGTACAAGGAGCAGAATTGGATGTGTTGCAGGGCATGGGTCATTTATTACAACAGGTGGATCATTTGATCCTGGAATTGCAACATGTGGACTACAATCTGGGTGCACCACAGGCCAGTGAGGTTGTTGATTGGCTGGACAACATGAATTTCCAATTGGTTCAAGCAAAATTTTGTGATAATGGACCAGATGCTGACTATCACTTCAAAAGGAAACAAGTATGAAAATAGCCATAGTTGACATTTTGGGTCTCCCCTACGATGGCAACACAGTTTATCAAAGAGGCCTGGGAGGCAGTGAAAGTGCTGTCATTTACATGGCTGAAGAGCTTGCCAAGATTGGCTTTGAGGTAACTGTATTCAATGAGTGTTCGGCAGATGAATGTCAGCCGGGCACATACAACAGAGTGCGATATCAGCCATTGCAGGATATAGCCAACCATGTCTGTGATTTCGATATTGCCATCAGCAGCCGAACAGTAGAACCCTGGTTACCAGATCACATGCGAGAAGGCCTGATCTGCAAAGCTGATCCCAACATTTTCAACAACCTGCGAGCCAATGCCAAATACAAGGTGTTGTGGTTGCATGATACTTTCTGTTATGGTGATCAGCTGCTGGAACGCCTGGTTGTGGAAAATCACATACATAAATTATTTGTGCTGAGTGATTGGCACATGAGTTATGTGCTCAATTGTGATCATAATAACCGTAGAAACTTTGAAGTGCTCAAGAACAAAACCTGGATTACCAGAAATGGTGTTAAAAATTGGCTGGACTGGGTGGACATCAGTGAGAAAAATCCACATCAGTTTGTCTACAACAGCAGTGTGAGCAAGGGCATGGTACCCTTGTTGCAGAGAATATGGCCACAAATTCAGCAACAAATACCAGAAGCCACTCTCAAGATTGTGGGTGGTTACTATAAATTCCGCAGTGATGTGCCACCTGATGAGCAAGAGCAAACATGGCATCAGTTGAGAGATCAATTTGATAATCAATTGGGTGTGGAATTCACAGGTATTATTCCCCAAAAACAAATTGCTGAAATCCTAGCACACAGCAGCTTCATGCTTTATCCAGGAGCATTTCCAGAAACATTTGGCATCAGTGCCATGGAAAGTCTCAACTATCACACTCCCTTGATCACAACAAGGTTTGGTGCTCTGGAAGAGAATGCGCTGGAGATGGCTTGCTATAAAATTGATTATGCCATTGAGCCCAATGGCTTGTTCCCCAACATCAACACAGATCAACAAATCCAACAATTTGTAAACCTAGCTGTCTGGGCGCACAACAACAAATATCTCCTGCAACAAAAACAACAATATTGTGGTGTTGTGAGGGATCTTGTGGGTTGGAATCATGTGGCCCTACAGTGGAAAAAACATTTTCACACAGTGTTGGACATGCCTTTCAGTGTGGAAGAATTTGCCAGGGTGAGTGTCAATCAGCAACAACTGGGCGACATATTTGGCAGAAGAACTGTGAATCCAGAAGATCGACAAATCTACACCAAACCTGAACAGCCCATATATGTGATATCACCTTTCTACAACTGTAGAGAATACATCAGCAGATGTATTGTGAGTGTGGCCACACAAAATTATGAATCCTACACACACATATTAATTGACGATGCCAGCACTGATGACAGTTATCTTATTGCTGAGCAAACCATCAACAGTTGTCCTGCTCACATAAGGTCCAGATTTGTGCTATTACGCAACAAGGAGAATCAGGGAGCAGTGTTCAACCATCATCAGGGTCTGGAACACTGTAAGCTCATGGGCACACACAAGAATGCCATCATCATGCTGTTGGATGGTGATGACTGGTTGGTAAATCGCAATGACATTTTCACCAAATTTAATCTGCATTTTGATAAAACCGCAGAATTCAGTTATGGCAGTTGTTGGAGTCTGGCAGACAATATTCCGCTGGTTGCGCAAGAGTACCCTCCCAGCATTCGCAGCCTGCGTGCCTATCGCAGTTACCAATTTAATTGGATAGTGCCCTACACCCACATGAGAGCATTCAGATTTGAATTATATGATCGTGTCAACACCCTTCTCTGGAAGGACATGGATGGCAATTGGTTTAGAGCTGGGGGAGATACTCCTGTGTTCTACAGTTTGCTGGAATGTGCTCATCCTGACAAGATCAAAGTCATGAAAGAAATTGTGGTAAACTACAATGACCTCAATCCTTTGAACGACTATAAAATCAATAGCTCTCAACAGTTGGCAAATGCACATTATGCTCTAGAACAAACCAGCGAACTAACAGGCTCACCACCTATACAATCACATACAGATGTAGCTCAGAGCCATGAGCACCAGGAGTTGTCACCAGGTGTGCCCTTGTTTGCCACCATGCCCCAACTGCCACAAGCTGTGGCGCCACCACCTGCGCCCACATATATTAGACCCAATCGCATATTGGTGGCCATCCCCACTGCCAAATACATTGAAGTGGAAACCTTCAAGAGCATTTATGACCTGGATCTTCCTCGCAATACCGAATTGGACTTTCAATATTTCTATGGATATAATGTGGAGCAGGTGCGCAATATCATGGCGCAATGGAGCCTTTTGAATGGATTCAGCTGGATGTTGAGTGTGGACAGTGACATCATCATGCCCAAACACACACTGCAACGTCTGCTGGACATACAGGACAGCACCAGGGCCATCAGCAGCGGCACTTATATTCAAAGAAAAGACAATCTACGCATTCCAGAAATCTACATCCACAATCCAGAAACTGGTGGACACCAGCATCTGCCCATCGAACAAGCAGAAATAGACCAGGTGTTGGATGTGGAAGCAGTGGGCTTTGGATGTTGTTTGGTGCGTAGAGATGTGTTTGAACAGGTGGGCAACCCCTGGTTTACCTATCACAGCAGCATTGAATTTGACAAAATTCTCAGCGAGGATGTGGATTTCTGCATGAAAGCCAAACAGCATGGATATCAGGTTGTGGTGGACACAGGATTGAAACTGGGCCACATCAATAAGACTGTGTTGCAGGTAAATAAAGTTTAAAGGATTACTCTCATATGACTGCACTGTATGGTTTTGGTAACAATTCATTGTATTATTTTAGCCAAAGTGGTGCAGTCACCAGTGTTGTGGGTGATCCCACCGCATTTGTTCCAGTTGGTCACACTCCTTTTGATGTGCATTCTGCGTGTGTGGGTGCAGCCTACAATAGTGTTCCCAACCCTCCTAATTGGATAGCTGTGAGCAACCGAGGAGAGATAGCCTACAGTGAAGATCTTGCCCAGCCCTGGGCCAGGTATTTTCTAACTCAGCTGCCTGCAAATATTACCCCTTTGTTGAATATCCGGCGCATCATTGTACATCTGGGGTTGTATATCATCATAGGCAGCCAAAAAGATCCCCAAACACTTCATGAATATGGTGTTATCTACACAAGCGCCTTGGGCAACGCTGCCAACACCTGGTATTTGGCATACAAATGCACAGACAGTCACAGCATGATCATGGATGTCTCTGCTGTTGCTGCCACTACCACCCTTGTGGCTGTGGGATACAAACAGGGCATGAAAACTGCCTTATTGCTTGTAAGCAGTGATTCAGGACTCAACTGGGAGGAACAGTCCATAGACACCAATGCAATTAAGGGAGCTATCTACAGTGTTGCCATTGCAGGCAATCCCATAAATGTTGTGCCTGCCGACACCATCAAATTGTATCTGGGCGGTAATGGTTGGGTAAGTATTGTGGACTTTGCCACCAATCAATTCTATTTGTTGACTGATCAATTTTTATTGAATGGTAGGCCCAAACCCATTTATAGACTGATAAGTGTCAACAGCGAGGATAGCCCACCCACAGGCAAAATCATTACCAGTAATATTGTGGCTCTTCAAAACCACAAAATTTATTTTACCAGCAATTTATTTGATTGGCAAACTGTTGAACAACCTGGCTACAATTTTTCCAGTGCTGCATACAGTGAGTTGTTCAACAGCGGCACATGGTATTTTGGCAGTGAAAGCATGCTCAACCAATACAATTTGTTCACTCTCAAAACCAATCCTATAACAATAACCAGAATTGTCAATGACGTAAGCTATACTACAACCTATCACCAGATTGCTGAGGATCAGGATCTCCTCAAGTTCAACTGTGTTTTACAGATTCAGGAATTTGTTGAAGGCAGTTGACACACCGGTAAGGCACAGCCACACTTGTGTATTATCCTAACACATGGAGTTAAGTAAAATGACTGGTGCAACAACTGCAAATTTTGGTCCAGCCGACAAAGCCAAGATCACACACCTCATCAACAGTGGTATTGATGTGATGAGAGAAATTGCCACCCTCAAGGAAGGGCTCAAGGACACTGTTACTGCTGTGGCAGATGAACTGGATCTGGAAAAGAAAACCCTCAATCGTGCCATACGTCTTGCCTACAAGAAGAGCCAGAACAACCAAAATCCCATCGAGGATGCTCAGGAAGAACTGGACACTGTGGAGCAACTGTTGGCAGCAGCCGGAGTTTGATGCGCATCAACATATGGGGATCTTTGCGTGAGGAATTCCGCAAAGATCCCATTCTCATCGTTGTGGAAATTATAGGAACTGTAGCCAGCATTGTTGCTGCTGTGGTTTTGAGCTTTAATTTGATGAGTGTGGGCACTGTATATTACATGTGGGTCGTGGGCAGCGTGTGCTTGACTTTCACCAGTTATAGACGCAAAAATTCATTACTCACAGGCTTGATGGTGTTTTATACCATCCTAAACATTATAGGACTTTGGAATTTTGCATGACATATGTGGATGCTTACTTGAACCGTGAAAAAAATCAAATTGACGTTGTGGAACGTGTGAATGGCAAAAGAGTCTACAACAGGTATCCCAGCAGATACGTGGTGTATTTTCCCAGTGCCAAGGGCAAATACACCAGCATTTTTGGTGACCGTCTGGACAAATATGAAACCCACAAGCATGAAGATTTTCAACGTGAACTGAGGATGTTACCCAAGGACAAGCAATTTGAAAGTGACAGCAATCCCATCTTTAGATGCTTTTATGATCACTACAAAAATGCTTTGCCCCCCAAGCTGAATGTTGCATTCTTCGATTTAGAAGTGTCTTTTCACAAAGAACGTGGGTTCAGCAGCACTGAAGAAGCATTCAATCCCATCACAGCAGTTAGTGTGTATTGCAATTGGTTGAGCACCAATTTCACACTGGTTCTCAAGCCACAGACCTATACCTGGCAACAGGCAGAAGATATCTGTGCCAAATTTGATAACACAGTGTTGTGTGAAGATGAAGCACAGTTGATTGATGTGTTTTTGACACTGATTGAAGATGCTGACATCCTCACTGGTTGGAATTCAGAGGGGTATGATATTCCCTACCTGCACAATCGTATTGTTCAGGTGCTCAGCAAAGAGCACACCAAGAGATTGTGTTTGTGGAACAGACTGCCTCGCAAGAGAGAATATGAGAGCTATGGCAAACCCACAGTCACATATGATCTAGTGGGCAGAGTGCACCTGGATTATCTGCAACTGTATCGCAAGCACACCTACCACGAAATGCACAGCTATCGTCTGGACTTTGTGGGCGAATATGAAGTGGGTGAAAAGAAGGTGGCCTATGAAGGCAGCCTGGACAAGCTCTACAATGAGGACTTTGAGAAGTTCATTGCCTACAACAGACAGGACGTGATGCTGCTGGTGAAAATTGATCTCAAGCTTCAGTTTATTGAACTGTGTAATGCTCTGGCACATGACAATGGAGTGTTGCTGGCCACCACCATGGGATCAGTGTTGCTGATTGATAATGCCATCACTAACGAAGCCCATGATCTGGGCAGGATTGTTCCCATACGATCCAGAGATAATCTGCAGGACAGGCATGATGATGACGATGACGAGGATGCAGAACCCAGAGGCATTGTGGGTGCATATGTGGCTGATCCCATGCAGGGCATGCACGACTGGATTGGCGGTGTGGACATCAACAGTCTGTATCCATCTACTATTCGCAGTCTCAACATGAGCAAGGAAACTGTGGTGGGTCAGATCCGCAGCACCAGCACAGAAAAGCTGATCACACATCGTATAAACAAGGAAAAGAGATCATTTGCTGATAGCTGGAACGAAATGTTTGGCACCATTGAGTACACTCAGGTAATGAATCGTGAACTCAGCATGCTGACTGTGGATTTTGAAGATGGCACCACAGCTGAGCTGAGTGGTGATGAATTGTATCAGTGGATATTTCAGAATCCCAAAAAGCCCATGGCCATCAGTGCCAATGGCACAATTTTTGATCTCAGTCAGGATGGTGTGGTGCCAGGCCTACTTGCCAGATGGTACAAGGAGCGCAAGGAACTGCAAGCTG